AGGGAACATTGGTAGAACCTTTCACTTTAAAGCAGGCTTTCTTGGATATTATCAACTGGATTGATAAAAATCGTGCAGTATTTACGCAGCGATTAGAAAGAGAGCAAAAACTCAGATATGAATAGTATATGACCAGCATCTTGAATGCTGGTTTTTTATTATAAATAATATAAAATGAAATTTTAAAGGTTATACTATGAAAACTGATTTTAATGAGTATTTAACTGAGCAAAAGAAACAGAATTTGTATTCATCAAAGATGGATAAGGTTGTTATTAAGGAAGGTTTCTTTGATAATAAGAAATATACTGGTTCTGTTGCTACAATCGATTTGGAAAGCAAGGACGTCATTACAACATTAGCAAATTTATATAAGAACAATGACGCTGCAAAAATTCTTGGTGATGAAGCTTCTGCATTAAGTAAAGGTGAAGAAGGTTTTGCTCGTACTGTTAAGGCTGACATGGTTGCTATGTTTATGAAATTAAAGAAAGCAACTGAAAACATTAATAAAATATTCGGTATAACTAGAGAGGACGTTACAGCACTTGCTTCTGTTGAAGTTTCTGAAAAAGAAATCAAGTATTATTTCTTTAAAGGTCCGAAAAAGAATCCATTAGCATTTGCTGAAAGATTCCGTGATGAAGTCGGCAGAGATACAGTTCTTGCACCATTAAAATCAGCAATCGATGTTGACGAAGCAACATTCTATAAAGCAGATGTTCAAAAGAAACGTAAAGAAGAACCTTTCTTTGACCCTAAGAATCACGTCAAAGAAATTATGGCAAGTCCGTTTGTTGATAAGATTGTTTCTAGCCTTAAGAATAAATTGTCTTCTGAAATTAAAGCAGCAGAAGAAAAGGCAAAGAAGGGAAATCTTATTACTGTCTATTCTGTTCAGTATAAGATTGATGATGAATTGATTAATGAAGTTATGAAGGACGACAATGCTAAGAGTCTTAATCAATTTTATGAAATTCTTGTTTCTCGTATCAACAATGATTTAATAAAGACCTTAAACCAGGTTGATGACATTTCTGAATATATCGGTTTCATCCCAACAAAGAGTTATGGTTTTAATCTTTATTTCAAGGATAGAGATACTGCTGAAATCGTTTCTGAAAAATTGAGCGGTGGCGAAGATAATAAGGTTTCTGAACGTAAACGCTATGAAAAGAAACTTGGTGAATATTATCAGTTGCTTATTAAGACATCTGAAGGTAAGTGCGATGCACTTCGTGCTGCAGGTGTTGATGCTTCTGGTGCTAAGGACTATTTCAAGGGAACATTATTTGCAAGAAAGCATATTGCTGGAATGATTAAGGAAAAATTCCCAGCAGCTGATGACCAGCATGTTGTATTGCAATATATCGTCAGATATGATAAGGACGAACTTAAGAAATTATTGTCTAATTTCAATTTGTTAGATTATGATGATAAGAAGAACATCCGTCCAGCATTCAAGGCAAAGTTAAAAGAAGTTCTCAATAATATTCTTAAAGTTTATAAGGACGAACTTGTTGCATTAACTTCTGAAGGAACAAATCTTGTATTTACATTCAAGTCTTCTGCTTCTATTGATGCTGTAAAGAATCGTATTGCTTCTGCTATGACTTGCACTCTTCAGTCTATTAAAGTTCAGAAAACAACAATAACTGAAAAGGAAGCACAGATACTCCGTAAACAATTAAATGAATTGGATGATCTTGAATCCTTCTATATGGCAGTTGATAAGCTCAAGAGTGAAGTATCGTCTTTCGATGAAAAACAGAAAGTTGTCAGAATCGGTGTTCAATTAAAACAAGATGCATTAAAAGCTATCTTAACTGATAAGTATGCAGCTGAAGGTAAAGATTTAATTGATAAGATTACTAAGACAGCAAGTGAAACAAAGGGATTCTTAGGCATTACTGTTCCTAACAAAGATGTCGGCGAAATTGCAATTTACTTTAAGGATAAAGAATCCTTTAATGCTGTTAAGGAAAAAATCTTAAGCGTTAAGGATGAATTAATTGACGGTTTCAATGATCCTGAAATTGTTACTTTAAATGCTGAAGATGTAAGAAATATCTCTTCTGACACTGATAGTTTCATTAATTACTTGAAACAGTTATTTGATGAAAAGCAAGCAGATGCTAATGCTGAAGCAGATAAGAAAAATAGCGAATTTACATATGGATTGTCTATTCCATTTAATGTAAATAATTTTATCAAGAAACATATAAATGATAAAATTGGCGATTTAGTAACTGCATATAGAGCAGAAGATATTACTGAATCCTTTAAGTCTGTATTTAAAATGTCATTATTAAAATCTATCAATATGCTTAATGAAAAAGCTGAAAAAGCAAATAACGATAGACAAGCACATATTATTATGACATTAGAGTTATTGAAAAATAAGGCAGATGAAACACTTAAAGAATTTATGAATAATCCTGAAGATGGCGATACAGTAAAAAGTATATTTGATGATTTAATTAGATATAGATGGACTACTGTTGTTGATAAAAAGATTAAATCTGCTCTTAATGCTGCAGGATATACTGATGAAGTCATTGCAAATAACTATAAGTCTGAAGTAAAAAATAATCAATTTATCTTGTATACTACTGGTAAGGCACATGAAAAATTACAGACATTACTTAGAACAAATGCTGCAAAGATATTCGGCAACATTTATACTAAGGATAGTGCAGCTGAAAGTGCGTTCAGTAATATAGAAATAAAAGAATTTAAAAACTTCAATTAAAAATTAAAAACCAGGTCAAAAACCTGGTTTTTTAATATAAATAAAAATATGGCAGGAATTACAACACAAATTAATGATTTTACCAATAACAAGTTTATAGTTCGTTTCTCAAATCTTGTTAATATGACGAATTATGATCTTGATACTCATATCTTGGACAACTATGTAAAGAACGTAAGTGTTCCAGATTTTTCTATCCCTATGCTTGATACACGTTTCCAGCATGAAAGACAGTTACATCCAAATCCAATAGGTGCAAGAGATTTGCAGACAATGAATATCGAGTTTATGCTTGATGAAAATATGCAAAACTATTATTTGTTCTATTGCTGGATTTACTGGATGCGTTTCGGCGAATCTTGTGGAAAGAAAAATTTGAAAGGCGATGAACTTTTACGTATGGACTGTATCGATGCAATCGAATTGATTTCATTAAACAATAATAACAAGATTATTTCAAAGATGAAATTCAAGCATGCTATTCCAAATAATTTGGCACAGCTTTCATTGCAATATGGTTCTGCTGATAACGTCACTTATGTTGTTACTTTCGAATATGAACAAATTGAATTAATGCTCGAAAATAAAGAAGATATTACTGAGACTATCGATAGAACAATTCAGTAAAATTATAGAATTAAATTTTTACGGGCTTTAAAATAGCCCGTTTTTTATTATTTTATAAATATATAAATGTTAAAAGACCAATTACATATAGCAATAGATGATAATGAATGTGACCGTACTAATAATATAGTAAACGGATATTTTTATATCATATATTATGATGCAATGACAGAACAAGCACAAAAAGAAGGCTATGATAAAGCACCTGTGATTTACTGTTTTGCACCAGACAAAAACAATATAAATTGTTTTTGGGCAGTTAATTTCCATTATTTTAATAAACGTGTTCAGGAGTATATTTTGCAAGGAATGATAGACTATTATGACATAACCAACGGAAATGACAAACGGGTTATACTTGGAACTAAAGATTTATATAATCTTTATACAAATATAGTTCAAGGAGTCAGATGTTATAATAGAAAGGGAGTATTCGATGCATACAGAATTAAAAATCAATACATACCGAAATACTTAGAAGTATCACCAGAATTTGTAATAACTAATGAAGATAAAGTTAATACAGATTTTAATCTTGCACCTGGAAACAAAGGTTTTTAATGGATTACCAGAAAATATATTGGGATATAATTTACAGAGCACAGAAACGAGACAACAATTTATTATTAGAAGTAGAAAAACATCATATTATTCCTCGAAGCGAGGGTGGTTCTTCTAAAAAATCAAATCTTGTTGAGCTAACTATAAAGGAACACTTTATAGTTCATAAACTATTGATTAAGATGGGAAAATGTCTCAAATATTGTTATAGACACTTAAATTCAAGTCGTGATTACGTTAAAGAAAAGAGAAAAGAACGTAAAAAGAAAGGTCTATATTACGAACATAAAGATTCAGATTTAAATTAAAGAAAAATTAAATTATTTTTACAAAGTATTGCATTTTGCAATACTTTTCTATATTTAAATGTAAAAATAAGGAAACATATAATGAAAGTATTGATATTTGATATTTCTAATCTCATGATGAGATGTCTGTTTGCACAGATACCGAGTCCGACAGAGACGAAATTCAGAGAATTTAAAATGACTTTCTTATCATCGTTTATGAAAGTCATTAAGGACAACAATCCTGATAAGGTTATTGTCGTAGAAGATTCAGAAAGCTGGAGAAAAGAAATTTATCCAGAGTATAAAGCCAACAGAGCTGCAAAGAGAGAAGCATCAGTTGTTAACTTCGATGTTTTCTTTCCCGTCTTCGCTGAATTTCTTGAAAAATTACAAAAGTGCTTTGGCAATATTCAGTTCATGAAAATTCCCAGAAGTGAAGCTGACGATATCATAGCAGTTATAGTGAAGAATAAACCAGAATGGCAAATTATCAATGTTTCTGGTGATAAAGATTTTTACCAGTTGTTTCAATTCCGAAATTATTCCCAATTCGATGGCGTAAAACATGAATTTATCGAATGTTTCAATCC